TATGGACGTGAGAATTGGTGTGCGTGTCATCTCGTTATACTGTATAACCAAATAACAGCGATACAAGGTGACTCGGGGCGCTTGGCTAACGTATTTGCCAAGAATAATCTCGCGCTGAACATCTAGTAGTGCTGCCTAGTCTGCCTTTTTGCCTAAATATATATATGTAATAGAGAAAACACATATATATCAACCTTTTAGCCCATGCCCACCCTTGGGGAAAAGTAGGCAACTGGTAGGCAAAAGCCAAAACTGGTGCCTATTCGTTGGAAAATCAATGACTTATGCAATATACACTTATCAAAACAGCATATCTATCAAACAAATATACACTAAATCAGTCAAACGAGATTACAATCTCGATGACTTCCCACTCGATGACTTCGTAGATGGGTAGCATGTTAGGCGCCCTTCATCATATCGGCGACATCTTGTAGCATATCTTCGATCTCTCCAATGGCAGCAAGTATGGGCTTGGCCTTTTTCTTGCCGGCGACGATAGCGGACGATTCGAGCGCGGCCAGATCAACGGCAACAGCGGCAGATTCACGTGATGACATGATGAAACTCCTTTAACAAGTTATTTATGGATTGGATACTGCGAGACGAAATGTACTCCACCCCCTCCCTTTTGGTAGTTACCAAATCACCCCGACCCCTACCTCTCGTCGTCGCAGCGGGGTGGGCTATTGAGGAGTAAGCATTCTTTTTTCTGAGGAGGGGGCGGGCAGGGGGTTTTGCGCGTGGGTGTGGGCTATGCTTACCCCCATCCCAAATATCTCAACCCCATTTCCTTTTCCCCCTACCTGCGATATAATAAGCACGTAATCTTTCTATACGGAGAACGCGATGCCGAAAAAATTTTCAACCTCCCCGGGACAGGTGTATAGCCGTTTGACAGTCGTGTCTTGGATGGGGGAGTACAGCCACGTCAGGTGCGAGTGCGGCGTGTCTAAGATGGTACGCAACGACAAACTCAAAGACGGGACAACGAAGTCATGTGGGTGCCTTGCCAAAGAGATCGCGGCCACAGCGAAAAAACTGCTGCTCCGCCCGCCCGCGCGTGAGAAAGCCCCCACCGTGGAGCGCCTCCTGCGGGCTGTGCATGGGTCTATGATGCAGAGGTGCTACAACCCGAACAACGAGGACTACTGCCGGTATGGTGCGCGGGGTATAACTGTCACCCCCGAGTGGCACAACAAGGACGCGTTCGTGGCGGCGATGCTCCCGCTCTACGTGAAGGGCAAGTGGATAGAGCGCCGGGACAACACGAAGGGGTACTACCTCGACAACGTAGTGTTCGCTACGCCAAAGCGGCAGGGGAGGAACCGCAGCAACACGTTGTTCGTTTCCAATGGCGACGAGCGTGTCCCACTGTCAACGGCGGCTGCGCACTGGGGAATCCCGTACAGCGAGGCGTACCGCATGTATAGGAAGGCTGGTGGGGCGTTGGATATGTCGGCACTTCGAGGGGCTAGTGACAGGTGGAAGAAGCGGTGCTATAGTACGGCTTGACCTCCCGCCACGAGTGTCAGCCCCCGCCCCGATCTGGTTACTCCTTGACAGATCGGGGCTTATTTTGGGAACCTCCCGCCGGAGGCACCGCGACCGTTGGGGCTTATTTTGGGAACCTCCCGCCGGAGGCACCGCGACCGTTGGGGTTTTATTTGTCTGCACGTTGTGCTATTTTTGCACCCATGAGCCAAGACGCCGACACCGAACGACAGATCAACCCGCTCCTGTTCCCGCCGGAGCCGTGTGAGAATCCAGCCAAGAAAGGGTGGACGGCAGCGTTCGTCGTCGACGTGGCATTGGGAACCAGCGACAGTGTGCTGTGCTCAACCTACGAGCTACAGGATCACGAGCTACAGTGGATCAAGGACGACCCCGGGTTCATCATCCAGTTGGCCAGCATCCAGAAGGAGTTGGACAAGGAGGGCGTGTCGTTCCGCCTGAAGGCCCGGCTCCAAGCAGAGGAGCTACTGCAAACCAGTTGGGCGCTGATCCACTCCCCGGCGACGCCGGCCACCGTAAAGGCCGGACTCATCAAGGACACCGTGCGGTGGGCCGGATGGGACGCGCCGCCGCAGGAGAACGGGGCCGGACGGGGTGGGTTTTCCGTCAGCATCGTGCTTAACAACGTGGCTCCGACCCAAGGGATCACAATCGACCAAGCAGCGCTACCCGCATGAGCAACATTCACTACGAGCCGCCTCCCGTCGTCGCTGCGTTCATCTCCAGCGAGCAGTTCTACAACTTCATCATCGGCCCGGTGGGGTGCCTAGCCGGCCGGTCGCTGGTCGTTACAGAGTACGGGGCAGTCCCCATCGCAGACATAGATCGTCCAATGCGCGTTCTGTCGTGGAACGAGAAGACAGGTCAATACCAGCTTTCGTGGTGTGGAGGGAGCTTCCCAAAAGGTAGGGACTATCTGTACCGAGTTTCAACGCCGCAAGGAGAATTTGATGCAGCCGGATCACACCTGCTTCTTTGCGCTGACGGTAAGTATCGACGCGTTCAAGAACTGCGTCCGGGGAATGCCTTAGCAGCATATTCCGATACCCCGCTTCAGACCAGCGAGGAACTTTCCCGGTCAGAGTCGCCCGAAGATGCTCGGCGTTCGACGCAAACAGACGTAAGTTATCTGGGTGGTTGTGCAGCGTTAAACCGTCAACGTGGTCGACAATTTCTGTCGGAAGAAGATACCGACCGAGCGACTGCTCCATCACGTAGCGGTGTTCTAGGATCACTCCTGCCGCGCGTCCGGGCCGGCGTATCGCAGTGGGGTGCCCTTCTGGCGGGGTTACCTTCACGTACCCCGCCGTCGATATCCTACGCCCACTCACGAACTGGTGGTTGCCGCCCCCTCGACGGCCCCCTTCGCCAAGCCGGGGCAGGTCATGTTTCAGGAGAATCTTTCGGGCGTGCCGTGGGGCTATCCCAACGAGGGACGCAATCTCCGCCGAGGTGCGGGTTCCGTCCGCTACTTCGCGGACTCGGGCGATCAGTTCGAGGTTTGGTGCGGGCATTTAAGGCTCCTAGTAGTTTGACGACAACCGACCGGCCCATACTATCCATCACCCGCCTCGGCGTCAAGGAGGCGTATTGGGACATGCAGGTCGACGGCACGGAGAACTACGTGACCGTCGACGGGGCGATACACCACAACAGCTCCAAGACAACGGGCATCCTGTTCAAGATTCTGTACCACGCCGCGCGGCAACTGCCCGGGCCTGATGGCATCCGGCGCACGCGGTGGGTCGTCGTCCGCAACACCCTCCCGCAGTTGAAGGACACGACGCTCAACTCATTCTTCACGTGGTTCAGGCCCAACGAAGCAGGTGAGTGGCGCGTGACAGACAACAAGTTCATCTTCAAGTTTGACGACATCTATGCTGAAGTCCTTTTTCGCCCGCTTGATACTCCTGATGACGTTCACCGCGTCCTCTCCCTCGAAGTTACCGGAGCCATCCTTGATGAGTTCGTTGAGATACCCAAGGAAATTGTCGAAGCCCTCTCTGCCCGATGCGGTCGATACCCCTCTGCGAAAGACGGTGGGCCGACGTGGTGGGGCATGTGGGGTGCCTCCAACCCGGGCAACGAAGATGACTGGTGGTACAACTGGCTGTACGAGGAGAAGCCGGAGAATCTAGGCTACTTCGAGCAGCCTAGTGGGTTCACCCCGCAGGCCGAGAACATCGAGAACCTGCCGGGCGGGCACGGCTACTACCACAACCTGATGGTGGGTAAGTCCGCTGCGTGGGTGAAGCAGTTCATCGAGGTCAAGTGGGGCTACTCCCTGCGCGGCAAGCCGGTGTTCAGGACGTTCAACCCGGAGCTTCACATCGCCCGGTCGCCGCTGATCTACAACCCCCACCTGCCTGTGGTCATGGGCTTCGACGCCGGGCTGACGCCGGCTGCCATCTTTGGCCAGCAGGACTCGAACGGGCGCGTGCTTGTGATGCGTGAACTGGTCAGCGAGAACATGGGGGCCAAGCGGTTCTGCCGCGAGAAGGTCAAGCCCCTACTAAACAGTACCTTCCCGCACGCCAACCTGCTGGTGCTCGCCGATCCGGCGGTGTCCCAACGGGCGCAGACAGATGAGCGAAGTGTCAAACAAGTGTTGGAGGAGGAGCTTGGCGTACGTGTTAAACCAGCGTACAGTAACACCTTGACTGACCGGCTCGGCGCGGTCGAGGAGTACCTGACGCGGTTGACCGAGGTAGGCCCGGCGTATCTGGTAGACCCGAGTTGCAAGACGCTGATCCGTGGGTTCACCTCGGGGTACCGCTACCCGGTGAGCAACAAGGGGCAGGTCGGTGACAGCCCGGAGAAGAACTCCTACAGCCACTGTTTCGTTGCGGGTACCAAGGTGGCGACCCCCACAGGGCTGCGAGATATAGAAACCCTGCTCCCCGGCGAAACGGTGCTTACCCTCAACGGGCAGCAGAGAGTCACTGCAGCAATGAACCACATTGCTCCTGGCGTGGTTGAGCTTACCTTCTCCAACGGAACGGTGTTGTGCTGCACTCTGGATCACCCGTTCATCACCGAACGGGGGGTTGCCCGCGCAGATGCTATCCAGTATAATGATGTACTGTTTAGTATCGGGGAAGCGCAATGTTCGTCGAGTTCGAGGGAGTCCGGTTCTATTGCAAACCGAGTGGGTACTTGGTTGCGGCGCCGGGTGCAGAAGTTCATGGGGAGCGGTACCTCCACCGAGCAGTGTGGGTTCACCACAACGGCTCTATACCGGACGGGTATGACGTACACCACGTTGACCACAACCGGGGTAACAACGACGTTGGCAACCTCCGGCTCCTCACAAGACGCGAGCACGCGAGCTACCACACCCAACAAAGGCTCGCCGCCAGCGACCCAACCATGTTGCGAGGTATCGAGGCTGCACGAGAAGCCGCAAAAGCGTGGCACCGATCTCCTGCCGGACGTGCGTGGCACGTCGCGCACGGTAAAGCAGTGGCTGCTGAACTGCCTTACGAGGCTCGCACGTGCACCCATTGCGGCGCTACTTACCTCGGAAAGCAGGGAAAGAGCAAACGCGGATTCTGCTCTGCCAAATGTCAGTCCGCTGCCCGCCGTGCTACCGGCGTCGACGATGAAACCCGAGAATGTGCCCGTTGCGGGGCCGAGTTTCGATGTAACAAGTACGTCACGAAACGGACGTGCAGTGCAGCTTGTGGCGCGAAGTTATCTGGATCAACCCGTTCGCGTGTATGACCTCACAGTAGAAGGCGAGCATGTTTTCTACGCGAACGGTATTCTAGCGTCCAACTGTCACGACGCCAACCAGTACATGTGCATGGGGTTCCTCCGCGAATCGCAGCGTGACGCACAGAAACGCAAGGGCGGGTTTACAATACCGCGATTCGCAAACTCCTACGCCTTTTAGGGACTGACATGGCTCAACCACAAACAGCAGCACCCACCGCAGAGCTACCGCTCCAGATCGACGACAACGCGTTGAAGGCGCTCGGCGTCCGACTGGTCACGCGGTTCAACGACTACAAACGGGAGCGCCGCGAGGTTGAGGTGCAGTGGCTCCGCAACCTGCGCCAGTACCTCGGCCAGTACGACCCGGAGATTCTGGAGAAGATCGAGCCTGACCGCTCGCGGGCCTACCCGAAGCTGACGCGGATCAAGGTCGTCAGCATGGTGTCCCGCCTGATGGCGCTGCTGTTCCCCACGTCCGAAAAGAACTGGGGGCTTCAGGCCAGCAAGTCACCGACGTTCGCCGCCAACACCGTGCAGCAGGTGCTCGACGTGTGGGCGCAGTCGAACCCGAACGCGCAGATCACGAAGAAGGAACTCGACCGCATCCTGAAGAAAGCCGCCTCCATCATGGCTGAGAAGATGGAGGAGGAGATCGACGATCAACTCATGGACATTGGCGGCAGCGCCGCGATGGACTACGTGGCCCTCGTGCGCAAGGTCATCTTCTCCGCCGTGCTCTACGGCCCGGGCATCCTGAAGGGGCCGATGACGGTGAGCCGTCGTCAGGGCGTCTACCAGATCACCGCCTCGGGCGTGATGGTCAGTGAGGAGGACGTGCTGCGCCCGTACTACGAGCACGTGCCGTGTTGGGACTACTACCCCGACATGGCAGCCAAGACCTTCGCACAGATGGACGGCCAGTTCCAGCGCCACGTGTTCAGCCGGCACCAGTTGCGCAAGCTGGCCGACCGCAGCGACTTCCTCGGCGACCGGGTGAAGCGGTACCTCGAAACGCACCAAGACGGCAACTACCGGCGCGAGACATACGAGTCGGAACTCAAGGTGCTCGGCGGGGCCAACAACGTCAAGGACAACGGGCGCAAGTTCGAGGTTATCGAATACTGGGGCTACGTGTTCGGTCACGAGCTTCGCGCGGCGGGCGTGCAGGTCGCGGACAACAAGCTGTCGGATGAGACGCGGGCGACGATCTGGATGGTCGACGGCGAGGTCATCAAGGCCGCTGCCGACCCGTTCCCCGACGGCGTGCAGATGTACCACGAGTTCGTGTTCGAGGAGGATGAGGTCAACCTGATGGGCAGCGGCCTGCCGCCGATCTGCCGCGACAGCCAGCTTGGCGTGTGCGCCTCGACGCGGATGCTGATCGACAACGCGTCGGTCACGTGCGGCCCGCAGCTTGAGGTCAACGTCGACCTGCTCCGTCTCGACCAAGACACGAAGGGCGTCAAGCCGTTCAAGGTCTGGTACCGCGAAGGCGACGGTCAAGC